ACGGTCTAAACCGATAATGTACTTATAATTTAATGAGTAGCGCCAGAAAGAATTCTTATATTGTTTGTGGTGAAGCAGGCGTAGGTAAAAGTTTTTATATAAGACAAGAAGCAAAGAAACATAACGCAAAGTTATTTCGTTGGAATGTACGAATAGATCGTAGTCTTCGTGAAGGACGTGAAATTCTTCATCAACAAGTAAGATCAAAAGAACCGTTATATGTTTGGATTGAGGGGGCTGATGATTTAACACAAGAAGCTCAAGCATTTTTACGTCGTATTCTTGAAACTTCTTCACCAAATGTTATTTCAATGCTTGAAGTTCGTGAATCATGGAAACTTTCTCCTCCAATTCTTTCAAGATGTATTCCTATTAATATGAATACTACGCAATCATTTCGTTCTCAAAAAAATATTTCAGTAGCAAATAAATTTAATTTAGTTACTGTTAAACCTAGTATAGAAATAAATAATTTAATGATAAATGATATTATACTACTTCGTAAAAATGGGGCTGATCCAATAGAAATAGTATATAATTTAGCAAATTATTATAATTGGGATTTTAATTCTACAGAAATGATAAAAAAGATAGGAGCTGGTTATTCTCCATGGCTTCAATTAACATATTTTCTTGCGGTAATTAACAGAACAAAGGATAAAACAATTTAAAAGATATGGATAATCCCGGCACTGAAGGAATTAATGTGTATGCCGACGCAAAATCAGAATATACACGCCAATTATCACAGTATACGCAGTCCGCACTGCTCGGATATTTTGTAAAATTACTTGATGAAACAAAAGAATCTGAAAAAGAATCAAAAAAATTATTATCAAGTTTTCAAAATTCGTTAAAACAGATTCCCGAATGGAATTATGAGAAAGTTAGAAAAGAAACTACTATAATTTTAAAAGAGATCAACTGTGATTATTACGATGATTTATTAAGTGCGGTATTTGTTGCTCATACAAAAGTACTATCCGCAATTCGTTTAACATCAAAACAGAAGAGATTACAAATTACAATTCCAAAAATAGATCATTTTCTTCATCATACACTTATTGAATGTGCGCGCATTATTTGGTCAAACGTATTCTTATTTACACCATCTGGAACCGCAATTGAACGTCAAAAAAATTTTCGTCAAATTGAACAACTCATTCAAGATGGTATACTACAATCTATAAGAAGTATGTTACCTGTGAAAAATATATTGAAGGAATATTTGAAAGATGATAATGAAAGTGATACTGATGGAGAAACCAATGATGATAATGATGATGAAGAGAATAATGATGACTACAATAATGAAGACTACAATAATGAAGACTACAATAATGAAGACTACAATAATGAAGATTATAATGAAGAAGAGGATTATAATGAAGAAGAGGAGAATACTGAAGAATCTTCTCCGGTGCTTAATCTCCCAACAGTTGAAACAACAAAACGTTCTTCAATTAAATCGCTTGAGCCAAAAGTAATTTCAGTAGATACTGAACCTTCAGTAAAATTTGCGGAAGTCAATACAGTTTTTGATATTGAATCTGATGATGAAGATGATGAATCTGATACTGAGACAATACGTATATTAGATAATTCTGGAGAGAATTTAAATGAATTTGAAAGTCTTGAAGAAGAAAGTATTGAATATGAAACATTATAGGCGTTTTCTTTGATTTCGTTTTTTCGTCTTTAGATCCAGAATATGGAATATGTGTACGGAATATTTATTGGAGGTTCATTAATTTCTGCGTTAGGAGCGATTAGTACATATAATCTTGAAAATAAGAAACCAACTACAAAATCGATATCACGAGATTTTATAATTGGTTCAATACTATTTTTACTGATAATGCAACTACTTCCAGAATCATCTTTATCAATTATAAATTATATAGTATCGTTTATCCCTTTCGGATTAACATCTCCGGCAGAAGATTTAGATATTCAAGTAGGGCTTCCAATGTTTTAAACATATAAAGAATATACTTTAGTATTTTTCGGTGTAGAATTTATTAAAAACTTAGTAAAAGGTTTCTTATAAATCTGTTCTTTTGGTACACAATTAAAACATGATGACGCAATATGAACATATAAATCAAAATCTGGAAATCGTTCATCACCATTATTATCAAACAGTATGTTATCCCCTTCTTTATCAAGAAGCCATGTCCAAAGTATATTAAATAAATCTGATTTTGTTTCTTTTACAACTCTATTTTCTTCAGAACTTAATATTAGTGCGTTTTTCTTTGTTTCTGGAGTTTTAGGAAACAAACTTTCAAAAATACTAATTGCCAATCTAGCTAAATCAAAAGAAGGGTTTGGATATATTTTGGGCTCATCATTAACGCCATTTAATTCTGGAAAATTAAATTGCGTTGCTGCGTCGTTCCCTTCCGCAAAATCATCACTTATAAAAAGATGTGTATTAATTGAAAAAATAGAACGACCAAAATCAATAATCTTGAATATCTTCCCGTACGTTGGAACTTTAAATAATTTTCCATTATTTGTTTTATAGTATAAAAATTCTTGTTCACAATTACTCCATACAATATTATTTGAATGTAAGTCATTATGTGTAAATCCAAATAGTGTTTGTGCTACACATAAAGAAGCCAGTACTTGAAATAACCAAGCGGACCATTTATCTTCCCATAACTTTGTATTAGGTTCACAACCTACTAATTCATAATCCTCAAGTAAATCATCAAGAGTTGATTCATTTTTTTCACTAAATATCATCATAGTTGGAAAATTTTTTAATTTGATAAAAATATTATATTCATCTTCGTCAGTTTCATCGTCAGTTTCATCTTCATCTTTATCCTCTGCTTCTTCAAAACTTATTGATCCTGTTTTAATGCTAGCACTGTCTAAACTATTAACTTCGTATGCGTCATTTAATTCTAACCCTTCTAGTTCCTCAATATCATTAGTATCTTTTTTATCTAAACAGTATTCTGGTTTAATCATAATTTCATCATAAATTTCCTTAACGTTATCTTTATTGTCTCCATCAACAAAAATACTTACATTATTAGTTTCTACATTATCCCAGAACCATTTATACATTCTATAGCTTTCAACTTCATCAGAAATATTGAAATTATAAGTTTGAGCGATACTTGTAAATGCGCCATAAAAAAGATTAAAATGAGGAGAAATATTCTCTTTACGAAGTTTTCCTAAAGCATAACTTGCCACGCTTTCAACGTATGCTTGATTCATAGGATTATTAAGTTTTAAAGAAATATCAAAATTTTCATCTTTTTGAAGAACACGAATTGGATCAACTAAATGTGTAACTTTGAGATAAGCATCAATTATTCTATTTTTGTTATCTTCCAAAATACTTATTTTACAGTTTCCTTTTATATTTTCATCATTTTCTATTACAATATTATTAATTTTATAAGAATTTTCAAATGTTATATTTTGCTCTTCAGAATTAAATAATTGTTTAAAAGGTGGAATATATGTTTTAAGATTTGTATAATACTTTAAGTTCATTAAATTATTATCAAGATCTATTTTCATTGATTTTGGATTAGGTACCTGTATTCCCCGGAGTAGTTCATGAACTCCTCTATCCATCTTTTTTTCAATAAAGATTCAATGTAATTTTCATATACGCAGTAAAATAATCGTTTAAAATTATTAATAAGATATATAATGTCGGGAAGTGCTATGAATGTATCACTAAAAAAATTTGATATGAGAAAAATTCAACAAGATGCTGTATGTGTTTTTATTGGTCGTCGTAGAACTGGTAAATCAACTCTTTTAAAAGATTTATTGTATCATCATCAAGATATGCCTCTTGGTACTGTAATTTCTGGGACAGAAGAATCGAACGGTTTTTATTCTAAAATGATTCCTCCCATATTTATTCATGGTGAATACAATCCAACAATCTTAGCTAATTTCTGCAAACGTCAGAAAATGATGATGATGAAAATTATGGATGATAAAGAAAAAGGTGTTCAAACTCGTATTGATCCCCGTTCATTTATGATTCTTGATGATTGTATGTACGACGATTCTTGGACACACGATAAGAATATTAAGTATCTATTTATGAATGGTCGTTGGTTAAAAGTTTTCTTTTTAATTACGATGCAATATCCACTGGGTATTCAACCAGCACTTCGTACAAATGTAGATTATGTATTCATTTTACGTGAACCGTATCAATCGAATAGAAAACGTATTTTTGAAAATTATGGGTCCGCTTTCCCTTCTTTAGAATTCTTCTCTCAAGTTATGGACCAGTGCACACAGAACTATGAATGTTTAGTTATAGATAATACTAGTCAAAGTAATAAACTTGAAGATTCTATTTATTGGTACAAAGCAAATATGCATGGAGATTTCAGAATTGGTGCTCCAGAATTCTGGCAACATTCTGTTAATAATCACAAGAATCAGAGTGATGAGTACGATCCAAATGCTGCTAAGAGATTAAAAGGTCCGCAGATCCAGATACGAAAGGTATAGAGTATCTGAATAACAGATGCAAATCATAAAGATATAATAGATGGTAAAACCAACATTATATGATTTATTAGTACTAATAGCAGTTGGATTTGTACTCCTAATTGCTGATAGATATTTACGCATAGAACAGTTTATAAATGTAGAACATTTTACAAATAAATCGTGTGGTGTTTATAAGTTAGGATTAGATCCCCGCCCATCATGTGATTCTAATTTACGTTGTATTAACGGATTCTGTGGTTCAGATAATCCTCCCGTATTAAAACCAACAACCCTTCCGGTTTTTCCCTAATTATTATAGATGGCTCGCATACCTAAATCACCTGCTTTACTTGTGTTAGTACTACTTATTTTATCGGCAGGTACTGTTTACTACGTATACTATTATAGCGAAGGATTTCGTTCAGTTGATTGTAAAGGTGTAATATGCTCTGAAGGTGAGTTCTGCCAGTCAAATACTTGCCATCCAAATTATCCTCCATCTCAGTTACCTTCATAATAAATGTTTTATTTTGAATGATTATCATTCAATATTAAAATATCTAATCAGACTTCTTTTCTAGTTTACGTTGAATTGCTAAATCAGCTGATCCAAACATTGTCTCGTTTGAGTTATCAAGATGATTATGAGGATTTACTTTACGATTCTGTCGTTTTTCACGATAAAACTCTTCGCGAGATTCTTCATTCTCCTTGTACTTCTTCATTAAAAGATTCAGTTCTTCTTCTGCGTAATCCTGTTCCTTAACTTGAGAAGGCTCAGGATCCCATGGTAGCCACTTCCCTACTTCCGCAGAATAGATATTATGAATAGGATCTTGCTTACGGAGACTACGGGAACGCTTCTCAGCTTCTTCTGAGCTCCCATATACACCGCGGATCTTCAGACCACGAACGGTTGTGTGAAAATCGTTCTGTTTATAAAACTCATCTTCTAAACTCTGTTTATTAGTATACATAAAATTATCATACTTTTCTTTTAGCCCGTCATATTTTAGTTCATTAACACTTGTCTTTACAAACTGCTGAAGAGAGTTTAGTAGTTGATCAACGGGTTGTTTTGCTTTCCGGCAACTAATTGCAACTCCACTTAAATCTTGTTTTTCGAACTCTACAGCGTGAGATTCTAAAGCATCGTTTATTGTTTGAGCGGTTTTTGCCAGAAACTCTTCAATAAGTTTTGTCTTTACATTTATTTCAAAATTTTTAACAAACTGTTCAAAAAAAAAGACATCTTTATTTTTTAATACGTTTTCCGGTGAAAGGAAACTAAGCAAACACCACTTCTGCCCAGAAATTTCAGGATCTTCATTTAAAAAATCTTCACGCTCTTCGGTCGCCATTATAAGTTTAAGAAATAGAAAATCTTTAAGCAATATAGAAATGACTGTTGCTGTTGAAGTTGTAAACCGTGTAATCAAGTATTTAGTAGAAGGTCTAGCTATTGCCGCCGTTGCTATCTTCATCCCCAAGAAAGCTCTTGATTTAGGTGATGTAGCTGCTCTAGGTGTAACTGCGGCGGTTGTGTTTGCTCTCTTAGATTTAGTATCTCCCTCTATCGCCTTTACGGCTAGACAAGGTGCGGGCTTTGGTATAGGTGCTAACTTAGTAGGGTTCCCTGGTGCGAAGTATTAAGTAATAGTAGATGAATAAAAATTTAAATACTTTAATACTACTAATTGTACTATTAGTATTATGTATTTTAGGATTATCATATGAAGGGTTTGGCGCAACATCCCCAGGTACAATGGTACAGTTATCGTCATCACATGTGCCAACAGAAGAAGATCTAGAATACTATACAAAAGTGTATCCTAAAGTTGTAAGACGAGAAATAAAAAATCTGACCGAATTATAATAAAATTCGGATTACCTTATTTCTTACAGA